CGGATCTTACTGTTGATGCCACGGATGCGACCTGCGTTGATGCCGATTCCTGCGCGTTGAGCAACATACTTACCAATAGCCATGTCACTGCTAAAGATGCTATTGAGGGAGTCATCGCTATCAATAAGAACACAGCTCGCAAATTGTCTAAGTGGAGTTCGCACTCCTGCCAGGATAGGTGTGGGAACGTTGATTCTGTGCTTGCTGATTGCGTTGTAGTATTTTCGGACATACTCCAGTCTGGTCTCCTTAGGATAATCTGCAAAAATTGTAGCAGCGACAAGAATGTATGCATACTGTGGAGTCTCATAGACTTCACCAGAACTTCTATCTTGCACCAGATACTTATCTGCTACTTGACGCAGACCAGCATAGGTGAACAGATAGTCGCGACCATGATCAATGAAGGTATCAATCTTGTCCCATTCTTCATTGGAATATTTATTGATAAGATCTTGATCGTAGATACACTTTGAAATACCTTCAATCAGATGCACTCTGACATCAGGAAATCCACTCTTCCAGTCATCACCAAAGACCTGCTTATACAATCCAAACAGCAACAAACGTGCTGCCACAAACTGATAATTAGGGTGATCCAATGATACCAGATCACTAGCAGAACGAACAAGAATCTCTTGGATCTTGTCAGTGCTAATGCCATCGTAAAACTGAATTCCAGAATTCATCTCTACTTGACTTGCAGATACTCCTGCAAGATCCTTACATGCACACTCAACCATTAGATGAATCTTATCCAGGTTCAGTGGTTCAATCTCACCACTGCGCTTTACAACTTTGATTCCGTTACTCATACTTTCTTCCAGGCGTTTAATTTGATTGTTGCTTCTAAACCAGAGTAGATATTAGAGTCTACCACTCTTTGTACGTTATGTCCAGACATTATCATGTCATTCAGATCTTTCTCCTTGATAGTGTTTGGCCAAATAACAATCTGCTTTCCAGACTGAATCAGTTTCTCGTACTTCTTTACAATCTCATAGTTTCTTGGCTCATTGTCAAGTACATAAACGAGGTTAGTAAACTGAGCGTCATCAAGTGTAACGTCAGATCCACACATGGCAATGGCGTTTGATAAGAATAAGGAATCAAATGGTCCTTCTGTGACATATACTTTCTGTGTATTGTTTACTCTATCAAGTCCAAACAACTTCGGATAATCTTTATCCAAGATTGTAGTGATATATCTTAGTTTCGTATTCTTATCCAGAGATCTTCCCTGATAACCGAACACCTTCCCATCTTGCGAAATTAAGGGGATGATAATTCTGGATTCTTTTTGATTATTGTTAAGTTTTGCCCAAGCATTAAAGTCCTCTGCGTAGTAAAAGATTGAGAGTAAACTCTCTGGAATTTGACGTTGACTTAAGTATGCTCTGGCGGGGTGTTCTTTATTTAGAAAATTTAATTTTTTAAGATTTGAAAATATATTGTTATCAAATTTTGGTTTAGGAATGTCAAATGTGGGGGCAGGAGTGTTGCTAGATTTGCCCGTCAAACCCTCCTTATATCGCTCCAGAATGTATTCGTCATGCAGCAGGGGTGCTTGATCCTTCAAGAAGTTTGTGAACGTCCTACCGATGCCACAGTTGTGACATTTGTAGAAGAAGTCATTACGCTTGCGATAAAAATAACCCCTAGTTTTATTGCGATGCTTCTGAGAGTCACCACAGTAGGGGCACCTGAATGTATACAGGTCTGATTTCTTTTTTGCAAACTTAGTTAACTGAGGCGAAACAAGATTAATATACTTCGCATCAAGAAACATCATAAGGTAGAGTCGCGTCAATTGCATTCATACTAACAGTTCTGACACTGGGTGTCAAGGTCTTATAGACAGGGAATGCGATCTGTGCAATAAGTCCAAGTGTCGCGAGCACAGCACCTGCACCTATTACAAACTTCTGATTAGCGTCTACCTTCTTCTGTATTCTATCAATCCTTTCATGTAGGATCTTATGATTCTTATCTTCCTGTTGCTTTAACTCATCAATCATTTTGATGATGAGATCATCAGTCCTTTCGCTCTCGTCCAAACGATTTTCATGGCGCTCCAAGATAATAGCAATTTTGTTGCTATTATCAGAGATAGTACCAACGGCACGTTCTAGTTTGTCTAGCATCTCCTTAGAGAGATCTTCGTAGATGCTAAGTTTTGATTCTAGGACTGCTAATTTACCGAGTCCAAATGCCATCTCACATCTGCGATGGATCAAATCTCATAATCTGGAGGAAAGATTCAACACTCTTATTCATAAGGAAACGATACTGGTCCTGACGGGCAGCGTCAAGTGCTTCAAAGGTAGAGACCATTCTCTTAGCAACATCGCTGTTGACTCTCAGTGAACGACCATCCTTAAACTGAACATGTCCTTCTACTTCCTGATTGCCGTAGGTATCTTCCTGAGCAAGTTTCATCAGGGTGCCAAGAACTTCTACGCCAGGTGCCTGTGTGCCTGCTGCCTCACCAAGTTCAACACTCTCCTGAGTCTGTCTCTGGAGTGAAGATTGCTTCCTAGCAGCCTTCTTTCTAAAGTCAGACAGACGTGCCTTCATCAGGGTGTCCATCTCTTTAGTCTTATTCTGCATTTTGCCTTTGGCGTCCTGCGCTTTCTTCTGAACTTCCTTCTGCTTGTTCAGTTTCTTTTGTTGGGCAATCTGTTTCTGAGCACGCTCAGTCTCTGAAGGTCCTTCCTTCTTATCGTCTGCCTCAATGATGTGTTGTTCTTGTGCCATTTTTTTCTTTGCTCGCTTGTCTCGGTTGGTTAAAATACGGTTTACAAGTTTACGACCTGCTTTAGTTCTACCATCATACTTTTTTTTCTTCTTGCTGGCAGGGATACCAGGAGGTTCATGTGCTGGAGGTAGTGCCACATTAGCACCAGAACCAACTGAATTAGTTGGTTCCTCCCACATTTGATATCTCGCTTGTTGTAGAAGTTTTCTAATGTTTTTCATATCTTATTTAGTTCTTCTAAACACTTATGATCTGGTTCAACATGCTCAAGATACTCTGATGGCATCCTGTTCAAGTATAACAGAAAAGATTTGAGAACTGGCCAACAGTTACGTTCAATCTTAAAGAACAGTAGAGGAACCGTAGCATCATTGAATACATTAAACAACAAAATCAAATGATTCAATATAAGATGATGCTTAAGTACGTCAGAGTTTAGATACTTTCGTATCAATTTTTTGACGTACTTAAACCTTTTCAAATCCTCATCGAACTCTTCTTTAGTTGTACAGTGTGGATTATTATAATGTCTAATCGCAAAGAAGATATAATTATCTTCATTCAGTTCATCAAATCTCATCTAATCATCAGGCAGTAGTTACAACAGCAGTAGCGGAGATGACTTCAGCGGCACCAGAAGTGCTGGTAAGTTTGACTCTATAAGAACCAGCATCTGTCGCAGCATAAGTACCAACATCAAATGTGGTTTGGTTAGCACCGACGTTTGCCCAACTTCCGTTCGTACCAAGTTTCTGCCATTGATAGGCGAGGGTGGAAGCATCACCAGGAGGAGTGGCGACAGCAGCGACGGTAAGTTGCAGTGCGGCACCAACAGCAACAGAAGTATCTGCTGGTTGAGTATTAATAGTAATGACAACAGAAACGTCTGCTGCGATTGTGTCGTCAGCCTGAGATTCGGAAGCGTTCGCTTCAGGATTAGAAATAACAGCGAGGCATTCTGCCTTAGTGCGTGTCATACCACCCTGATCATATGTGTGGAAGTTCCACCAACCAGGACCACTTACACCTCTTGCTTTGTTCTGAGCAAGACCTGCTTCCGTCGCGTCAACAAAAACAACAGTCATATCACTACTGGCGCTGGCAGGACCATTGCCGCGAGTGTTCTCAACTTTGGTTTTGTTTGCGTTGGAATCAGTATTTCCGTATAACGCCATGTGATTTACCTATGAAAAGTTTTCGTAATCTTTTTTTATTTATAAAAAAAGGGGAGTCATGCTCCCCCGATAACTAGGTTTTAAGTGAGATTTATCCGTCACTAGTCTCAAGGTCTGCTGATTCTTCTTCTCTAGCAAGGATTGCTTTTTCAACAACCGCGAGAAGTTGATCATCCATTTCAGTCTTAGTTAGAGTAACTGCCTTTTTCAGAATGAGAAGACAAACTTCAACTAATTTTTCTCCAAGTTCCTCGTTCTCAGGAATCCTAGCAACAGCATCAGAGATAATCTTTGATGCAAGTGGAAGTAAAAATGCGAGCATGATCTTATGGCACAGGTCTTATATATTTATCATTTACAATGCAACCAAGTTGTAGCGATATATTTAACTTGCTCTTTTGGAGGGCATCCTCTATGTGTGTATTGCCAGGTACATGGGAACATACATATTCTTCCCTGTCTTGGTTTTACCTTCTCACCACAAAAAAATTCAGTTTCACCACCTCTATACACACCATTAAGATACCAAATAACAGTGATTATCCTGGGGTTAAGATGACTCTGGGAACGACCATTACCAAAATCATTATGCCATTTATAAAATCCTCCAGGAACAGTTTTTTGAATTTGATATCCAGAGTCAGCAATATTTCCATAAAGAATTATTTCGTCATCCCAAGTAGGAAGTGGTTTAATACATTGCTCATGATATTTCATATACTCCTTATGAAGACTTTCAGCAAATATTTTATCTACTTCACCCCATTCATCTAATAAACTTTCACCAATATACAAGTCATTTGACTGCTTAATTTCTTCATTAACACCACTAAAAACAGTTCCTGGTTCACCACCACCAGAGTCTTCAAATTTTTCAATAACATGGTCGCAAAAATCAGCGTCAAGAACATTGTCATTGACGTAAATAAAATCACTCAGTTGCTTCATAAATTACTCACTTACTTTTGTTCTTCATTTTCCACGCAGTAGCGTAGGCAATAGATTTCTCGTCTTTAGTTAGATTGCCGTCCTTGGCATATCCCTTTTTAATATGCTTGATCATTCTAGCATATTTCTTTCCAGGAGGTGCCTCCTCCTGACTCAGTACTTTTTTGCTTTCTTGCTACCGCCGTCGCAACCGCAACCTTCGTCTACTGTAGGACAGCACTCTTTGCCATGCTCGGGACAGTCAACTCCCTCAGCAGTGGCATTACACTTTTTTGCTTCTTCAAGACCCATCTCGGTTCTCCAGTCGGAACGCTCTTCCTTCTTCATTCCGATTGCCTTGCCGATTGCCTTACGACGCTTCATCAGATACTTGTCTGATGAATCCTTATCACCGTCGTT